GCGGGGTTCGCGGGGATCGAGGACGCTATCCGGCAGACGAGTGCCCTCACTCTCCGGCAGGCGGCAGGACGGATCGGGATCGGCGCCTCTACCGTCGGCCGGTGGCGAGGCAAGCTCGGCCTGACTGAGAACGCACGAAGTGGCCCCACCCGGTGAGGGGTGGGGCACTGTTGGTGTGCAGGGTGGCAGCGGTCAGGTGCAGGTGTAGGCGATGGTGGTGTGGAGTGCTTCGGGGGTGACGATGAGCCGGATCCAGATCTGGCCGTAGTTGTCGGAGAGGGTGGCGTCCGGGGCGGGGCCGTCGGGGGCGTCGGGGCCTTGGATGAGCCAGCAGGGCCGGCCGTGCCCGGGGTGGGGTCGGGCCAGGATCCAGGTCGCGCCCTTGTCGAAGGACGCGACCCAGGCGGTGGGTTGGGGGTCGACGGGCTGGTCGTGGTCGTCTAGGGCGGTGAGGTCGGGTGCCCACAGGATGCGGTCGTAGCGGTGCAGGTGGGGCATGGGTCAGCTCCTGTCGGCGGCGCGGATGGTGGGTTGGCGGTCGATGGCCCGGATGGTGATGTCGCGCCAGCCGCTGGTGGTGGTGCCGATCCCGGCGAGGAGGAGCAGCCCGACTGATGTCCGGACGATCGTGCCACCGGCAGCAGTGGCGTTGGCGTGGCCGGTGACGGTGAGCACGCCCTCGGCGGTGCGGGTGATGGTGCCGCCGTCAGGGGTGGCGGTCGCCGTGCCGTCGAGGATCAGGATGCCTACTGCGGCGCGGGTGATCACGGCGGCGGTGTCGGCGGTCCCGGTCAGGGCGAGGCTGCCGAGGGCGGTGCGGATCTGCACACTGCGGGCGGCGGCTTGTCCGTCCAGGGTCAGCACGCCTACCGCGGTACGGGCCGCGACACCCCCCACGACCGTGGCCTCAGCTGTACCGGTCAGGGTGAGCTGGCCGATGGCCGTGCGGGTGTGCATGCCGCCGTCGGCCTGGGCGGTGGCGGTGCCGGCGAGCGTGAGCGTCCCAGCCGCAGTGCGAGCGTGGACGCCGCCAGATGGTTGCGCCTCGGCCGTGCCGGCTAGGGTGAGCGTCCCGGCCGCGGTTCGGACGGCGACGCCGCCACTGACGGTGCCGACAGCCTGGCCGGTCAGCCCGATTCTTGCCCGGGCCTCGAGCTGATTCCACCGCGGCATCAGGTCCAGCACATTCGCGAGCTGGAAGATGGCGGCGCCGCCGGCGGCGCATTGGGCTAGTTGGGTTTGGGTCCACAGCACGTGTCCCCACAGCGGCTTGCCGTAGGCGGCTAGTGCTGCCCAGTCGGCGGCGGTGGCGGTGTACTCCATGCCGATGTAGTCGGTCCAGGCCACCCGGGACGGTAACTCGGCCGCGTAGGAGTCGGGATACCAGTAGCCGGCCGTTTTCAATCCGCGCGCTTTGGCCGCCTGATACTGGGAGACGCTCGCGAGCCCCCACAACTTGACCACGATGTGGTCGGTGGCGTCGGGCACCGTCGACAACAAGTCCAGGAAGTCGCTGAAAGCGGCCCCGGACTTGTTGTCGACGAGCAGGACCCGGTCGGGGTAGGCGGTGAGTACCTCCTCGAGGCGTCCGATCACGCCGCCGCTGGTGGGTGCGGTGACTGGCATGCCGAGCATGGCCGCTGCCGGGGTGGAGCCGATCGCCAGGTTGGCGCCGGTGACCCGGGACAGGTTGGCGTCGTGGGACATGATCCAGACGCCGTCGCTGGAGCGCCATACCGACACCTCGAGCGCGCGGGCGCCGTGGGCGACGGCCCGGTCGTAGGCGTACATGGTCATCTCCGACCAGGTGGCGGAGCCGCCGCGGTGCGCCCACGACACCGGGTAGCCCTGGGCGATCCAGTCGTCCATGTCGGTGACCGTCCACGGCTGCGGGGTGTACAGCAGCCGTGCGGTGGCGGTAGCGGTGCCGGTGAGGGTGAGGGTGCCCTCGGCGGTGCGTGCTGTGGCCTCCTCGGTCTGGGCGCGGATCACGACCGACTGGGCCGAGGGCGAGGCGGGGGCGGCCCACACGATGTCACTGGTGCCGGTCGCACCCGCCGGCACAGTGCGGGTACCGACCCAGGATCCCGACCGGGACCCCGACGTGCCCGTACCCGCCTGATGACTGACCACCACCGCGAACCCGGACGGCGTGCCGGTGGGCACGTGGCTGTTGCCGTCGGTGAACTCGCTGCGGGCGAAGAAGACCTGCAACCCGCCGACGGCGGGGGTGAGGGATTCGGTGCGGCGGCCGGTGGTGATCGCGGTGCCCGGGTAGCTGGTCACGGCCGTGTCCAGGTAGGTGGGGTCGGCCCCGCGCAGGACCAGCATCACGGCGGTCGAGCGGGACACCCCGGCCCCGGCCCGGGTGAAGGCGTAGTCGGCCGGCTCGGATCCGGGGCTGGTCACCCGCCGGCCCCAGATGCCGATCACCCGGCCCTCCGACGACGACGCGACGAAAGGCCCCAGGCGCGTGAATGCGGCGTTGCCGTCGTAGCTGGTGGCGGCCGAGGTCTGGTCGCCGTGACAGACCAGCAGCACATCGCCCGCCGCGAGGGCCGCCGGCCCGCCCTCGGGGTCGCTGAAGACGGTCGGGACCGGCACGGTGATGCTGGTCCCCCCGGTCTGGACAGCGGTCGAGGTGGCGACGACCCTCACGGCCATGACAGGCCCCCTCTCTCAGGACACGGTGACGGTGGGGGTGACCTGCACTTGGCCCTGCGCGGCGAGAGTGGCCGGCGAGGACAGGGCGAAGCCGGCCACGAAGGTGCCACCGCTGGCGGCCGTCCAGATGCCCATGTGGGTGTAGGTGCCGGCCGGGGCGTCGAAGGTCACCTGCTCACCGGCGACCGACCCGTCAGAGCTGCCACCAGCCCAGGTGGTCTGCTTGCGCGCATATGCCGGGCTGCCGCCGGTCACCTCCGACGCGCCGGTCGTGCCCGGATCGGCCGTGTGGAGAGAGATGTAATTGCCGAGACCGGTCACGGCGAGGGCGGCGGTCTCTTTGGTCGCATTGGTGAATGCCATGGTGTGCTACTCCTTGATCTTCGGATCGAGTTCGGGGTTGGGTGGCCGCTCATGCAGCCTGGTCAGGATCTGGTGCGCGTCTCGGCAGGCGTCGGCCGGCCAGTGCTGGTGCAGGGCGCGCAGGATGTGCTCGGCCTGCACCAGACCGGCCAGCATCAGCCGGTCAGGAGTCGGTGCCGCCATCGCTGGCGGTGACCTCTGCAGGGTCGATGTTGTAGATCGCGACCCAGGTGCCGACCAGGGCGGTCGCGACCGAGGTCCACAGGGCCACGTCGATCGACCAGTAGGCGGCGATGAGGGCGATGATCGCGGGCAGCAGCACGTAGCCGGCGCGGCGCACACTGGCGTCGAGCAGCAGATTGTTGCGGGCGCGGGAGGCGGCGTAGGCGAACCCGATGGCGAGGACGCCGACGTTGGCCCACACGACGCCCTGCTGCTGGGTCAGGACCCCGGCCGCGGTCAGGGCGAGCACGGCGACGGAGATGAGGGTGTACAGCGCTTTGCGGAGGTTGTCGGTCATGGTGGCTCCAATCAGGTGGTGGGGATGGTGGTGGTGCGGGCCTTGCCCTTGACGAGTCGGTGGTCAGACGCAGAGCCGGGGTTGAGCACGGTCCCGTCTCCGAGCCAGCCGATGTCGCCGCGCGCCGCGAGGTAGTCGTACCGCTTGCCCGCGTCGGTGGTGCTGCCGGTGGCGAGGACGGTGAAGCCGGCAGAGCGCAGCCATCCGCCGGCAGCGGTGGAGTTGAAGTCGCCGCCGATGATGGTCGGCAGGTCACGGTCCAGGTGGTCGATGAAGTCGCCGAGCGCGGACTTGCGCTTCGCCTCGGACGCGACGACGCGGGGCGGCAGGTGCAGCGACCCGTACTGGACCGGATTCCCGGCGACCCTGTCGGTGAGCTGGGCGATCACCCCGCCGTGGTACGAGGTCGGCCCGAAGGTGACCCTGCTGGGCTCGGCGCCGTGCTGCCACTTGGCCTTGCGGAACGCGATCGCCTGCGGCTTCGTGTCGTCGCGGGTCCAAACCAGCCAGTCCGCCAGCCCGCCGAGTCCCTTGCGGATCGCCGTCCGGACCTTCTCCGGGCACTCGGTCAGCAGGTAGACGCTGGCCGCGGCCTTGCGCAGGATCGCCACGTCGTCGGAGGTCTTGCCGCCGAATCGCGTGTCCAGGCAGTTGTAGGTGGCGACGTTGACGCCGGTGACCTTGGACGGGACCGGGGTTGGCGTGCTGGTGGCCAGCCGGAAGGCGGGCAGCCGCCGGACGCCCGTGTAGTACTTCCGGGTCTTCCAGTACGACAGGGTCGTGCGGACGACGCCGGACGCGCGGCCGCGCGCCTCGATGATCCGCCAGTCACCGTTGCTGAGCTTCTTCGTCAGGACGGCGACGTGGCCGATGCCGTTCGCGCGAGCAGGGTTGTTGCGCAGGAAGACCAGATCCCCGACCGCGGGCGTCCCGGTCACGGCCTTGGTGTGTCCGTAGATGCCGGCAGCAGTCATGTCCGGCTGCACCCACGCACTTGAGAGCCGGTTGAGCCACAGCACCAGCCCGGAGCAGTCGAAGGCCGACGGCCCGTCCGCGCCGAGCACGTACGGCTTGCCGACCTGAGCGTCCGCGAGGGCCGCGTACTGAGCGGCCGTGTAGAGGGTCTGCTCAGGCATGGTCGTCCTCCATCTCGTCGTCGGTGGTCGGCTCCCAGCCGGTGTCCACCTCGGCCACCCCGGCCGGGTCGCCCGGATCCGGGGAGTCCTGCTCGCCCAAGTCCTGGTCGAGCGCACGGTCGTCATCAGCCATCGGGATCTCCTGTCTGCATGCGAACGCCCCGGCCGTGACGGTCCGGGGCTTGAGGTAAGGGAAGTAAGGGCGGGGGGTCTAGTGGTGTCGGCGCTCATGGTCGGACAGCAGCGCCTCCGCTACCTTTCGGGCCTCCGACAGTGATGTCTTGACCACCTGCGGGACTTCGCCGGCGTGCTTGGCGAAGTCCTCGCGGAGGGTGGTGTCGGCGTCCTGCAGCCGGCCGATGTCGCATCGTAGCCCGCGCACATCGGAAGCCACCCCGTCGACGGTCGTTTCCAGCCGCTCCCGCGCCTTCTGCTCAGACTGCTGATTGGCTTCGATCCGGTCGATCGCGTCCCGCATCGACGAGCCGCGATTCGCCTCCGTCTCGGCCTTCACCACCCTGACTCCAGCGGCGGCGGACCGCGCTTCCGAGTGCGCCTCCTTGGCCTTCTTCAGCCCGGACCGGGCAGACACGGCGGCGACGATCGCGGCGATGATCGTGCCGAGCTGGGTGATGATCTGCAGCACGACCGGCTCCGACATCAGGCGACCTCCCCAAGTCGGGCCTCGATCGCCTCGAGGCGTGAGGTGAGGGTGTCGATCTGGGCCTGCTGCTCGCGGGCGATGATCAGCAGCCCTGCGGCGAGCCGGTCGTAGGCCACACCTTGCAGTTCGGCCAGGTCGTAGGTGCAGAAGGTTGGGTCGATGGCCTCGACCTCTTCGGCGATGAAGCCGGGGTATCGGCGCAGTCCGACGGCGAGGCACTGGTCGGCGGTTGCAGTGGCCGGGTCGAGCCCGGCCGTTTCGACTTCCTCCCGGTCGAACCATGTGCGGGGGCGGAGTTGGAGCAGCGCTTGCGGGTCGGCGATTAGGTCTTCGGCGGCGACTTTGAGGCGGCGCAGGGATGACTGGCGGCGCACCCGGTAGTAGCCGTCCGTGTCCGGGCCGGACCATGCGGCACCCACTGTGGATGTCGTCGTCGGTGCCGCGTACACGGTGAGCCCGATCCGGTCGAGGCGCGAGTTTTGCAGGGTCTCGGCGTCACCGACCGTGATCAGGCCGGGATGGACCAGTGTCTCGACGTGGTCGGCATAGTCGCCGCTGTAGTCGGCTACCTCTAGGCCGTCGTAGGTGAAGTTCGCGGCCCGGTCGGTGTAGGGGTTCGGTTCTGCGTGGACCCATCCGTCTGCGATGGTGACCTTTCCGTGGGTGCCGGTCGTGTTCACCGTACTGCTGTTGATTGTCATGCCCGTGATAGTCATGCCGTTGATGGCGTTTGCGTTGAGCTTGTCGGCGGTGATAGCCCCGTCCACGATCAAGTCGCCGGTCAGCATCTTCCGGCAGTAGAAGTCGTCCACGTAGAAGACTGAGCCGGTCGCACCCACGCCTCCACTGCTATTCGCCAGATAGAAGTACAGGTAGCTTGCACCTGCTGGCGCCGTCACAGTCATCGAATACTTAGTCCACGCCGTAGTGACCGGCGCGGCGGCAGTCCCCGAGCCCGACGAAATCAAGGCGCCCGCAGCGTTCCGGAATCCGTAGTTCAATCCGATCACGGGCTGAGTGCCGGACCCGGCCTTGATGTAGCACTCGGCGTAGAACTTCTCGCCAGAGACGCACGGAATGTGGAGATCCGGCGCAACGGGTTGGCCGTTCAATACCAAGAATGCCTGCGATCCGGACGGAGCCAGGATTTCCGTCACGCCGAATGAGTAGCTCCCGCTTCGAACTTGTGCGGTTGATGGTGCCACCGTGAAGTAGGTGGGCGCATTACTCACGTTCGGTGAGATGCTGCCAACTTCGCAGCCGCCGTTGGCAAACAAGTTGTCGAACGCGCCAATCAGCACCTTTGACGCGACGATCGAGTTGGAGGCGATCCGGTCCGCGCTGAGTGTGCCGGTCGTGATCTTTGCTGCGTCCAGCGTGGCGATCTTCGCGTTCTGGATTGTGGCATCGGCGATCTTCGCGTTGACGACCTGCGCGTCACCGATCTTCGCCGACACGATCGCCGCATCCGCAATCTGTGCGGTCCCCACAGCCAGACTGCCGATCTTCGCCTGCACGACCGCCGCATCCGCGATCTTCGCGGTACCCACCGCCAGATTCGCGATCTTCACCTGCGAGACCGCACTGTCCTTCAGTTCGGCGGTATCGACTGCGGCGTCCGCGATCGCAGCGGTCAGGACTGCACCGGTGGCGATCTTCGCCGACGTGATCGCACCAGTAGCGATCGAGTCCGGACCAAGAGACTCGATCACCCACGACGAGCCTGAGCGGCGCTTCAACACCACCTTGCTGGCGTCGGTGTAGTCCCACCAAACATCGAACTCGCCGAAGGGGGCGTAGCTGTTGATGTCGGAACTGGTGGCGTGGAGATTGCGGCCCTTGCCGTTCGCCGCCGTCAGCGCCGCGCTCGCGTTCGCGCTGGCACTGGCGGCCAGCGCGTTCGCCTCATCCCACTTCGCGTCCATCGTGACCTCAAGGTCGTGCGCGAAGGTATTCACCGCCGCAGCCGCCTCGGCCGCATCGGACGCCGTCTCCGCTACCCATGCGGCCTGCTTCTCGCCAGCCAACACCGCGCCCACCGTGTAGTCGTTGCCGCGGACCCGGATCTGCACCTCGTCGTCCACCGACACCAGCAGCGACTCCGGCACCACACACGGCACCTCCTTGTCGCCGTACGCGACCCGGCATCGGGTCGTGCCAGACACCTTCGTCACGACACCCGTCCAGTACGACGCCGCCTTCGCAGCCCTCGCCGCCGCCTTCGCCTTCGCTGCCGCGCGTGCCGTCTCACCCATCAGACACTCACCACCGGGGACATCGACACCTCCATCAGCTCAGGGCCAGAAGCGGGACGCGGCAGGGACAGCCGGAAACCGGTCAGGGTGTGCGGGCCGAAAATCCCGATCCGGTCCCGCTGCAGCAGCAGCACATCCCCCCAGCCCAAATCGGGGCGGGGCGTGCACTTCCCGGTCACCTCCACCACCGGACGCAGCCCAGCCTCCAACGTCGTCTGGGCGAGATTGTCGGCCGCCTCCTGGGTCGCGACCGCATCCGACTCGACCCGCAGCTCCCACGGCCCGTGATCCCCCACATAGGTCGGCGAAGCAGGATCGGAATCGTCAGCGACCGCCGTGATCGTCGGCGACACCGAAGAGTTGGTGGACACCACCACCACCCGGTTGATGATGTCCGTCGTCTTCGTGTCCTTACGAAGCTCAGTGAGCCGGCAGCCGTCACCCTCCGACCAGTCCACCGTCGTCGACGCGGTCAGCGGCCCGGCGGTGATCACACCCTCACGGTCCGACCACACCTGCCAGCCCGCCAGCGCGGCGATCGCCTGCCAGTCCTCATCCGGAGCGTTCTGGCCGAGCGTGTACACATCCGGCAGCACCACCGACGACGCAGGAAAGGCCCGCTCGAGTTGGGGGGCGACGACAGCGAACAGGGCGTCAAGCGCGTCCGGGACGGTCTTGCCACCCAACTCGACCGTCGCCCCGCCGTACCCGCCCCGCTTGGCCTCCAGCAGCGAATCCCTGACAGTCACCTGCCAGGCGACCTGGCCATCGTCGGTCACATCAGGGTTGTGCGGCCATCCGGTCATCACCGGCACCTCACCCCACCCACCCAGAGCAGGCAGATGCTCCTGCCACCAGACCCGCACCCGGTTACCCGACCGGGCGTCCAGGGCGTCGGTGTAGTCCATCGGCAGCCAGTCCGGATCGGACCCCGACAGGGACGCCACCCACATCTCCGACCCGCCGCCGGTCATCGTCACCGTGCCCGACTCGACCGCCGCATCACCCAGCGCGACCCCGGCCGGATCGATCACCTCGACCCGGACCGCGACCGACCGGTCCCGGGCCGCCACCTGAGCTGCCCACTCCGGCATCGACTCCAGCGTCTCCCAGTCGATGTCCAGGGTGTCCATCAGATCTCCACCCACGACACCGGCACGGTGCGCATCTGAAGGTCCGCTTCCTTCATGCCGTCGAGGCGGGCCTCGGACCGTGGGGAGGTGCGGGACACGTGCAGGGCTGGGGTGTCGGTCGTGACCCCCTCGCTGCGCTCCGGGAGCCGTCGGAAGTAGAAGACCGGATGGTCGCCCAGCCACGCCAGTAGCGTGTCCTTAGCGGCCTGCGTGGCCACGTAGAAGACGTCCGTCCCGGACAGGCCGGCCGACGGTGTGCGGAGGGTGACCGGGCGCGTGGCGCCAAGCGGGTAGGAGGTCAGGATGCTCTCCGAGTCGGCAGGCTCGGACGGGATCTCCATGTCGACCTTCAGCCAGCCCGTCAGGTCATCTGAGACCAGATAGGGGCTGGTGTCGGTGTTCGTACCGGGGGCGGTCTTGGCGGTTGACCACAGCTGCACTTCGTCCTGAAGTTTCGACGCGTCCACCGTGTAGGTGCAGGCGCCGTACGGGGCGAGCGGCAGGGGCACGGTGACGGTGCCGACTGCGGCCGGGACGGTCACCTGGTAGTCCTCGCCGTGCGCGGTCCACGACACCCGGACATGGCTGTGCACCGCGGTCAGCCCGGCCACCAGCAGTGACAGGGGTGTGCCCTGCTGCACCGTCACCGTGGTGGGTGCGGCGGGCGGGGTCCACGAGATCGTGGCAGCCGACGACGTGACCGTGGGCGACACCATCCCGGCCGCCGACGTGACCTGCACTGTCGCCCGGTATGCGCCCCCGTTCGTCCAGTCCTGCGCCGGCGCCGTCACCGACCCGGCGGTGGAGGCGACCAGACCCGAATCCCACACCACCGTGCCGGCCGAGTCGATCACCGTCACCTGGTAGTAGGCCTGCGTGCCCGACGACAGGGTCCACGACACCACCGGTCGCAGCGCCGACGACATCGCCACCGACCCGACCACCGGCGGGGCGACCACCGCAAACTGCGAGATCGCCGACCACTCCGACCACACCGACTGGGCATACTGGCAGCGGACCCGCCACTCGTACGTGCTGCCCGCCGACAGGCCTGTCGTCAGCCGGGTGGACGTCTGGGAGCCGGTGAAGCTGGAAGGCTCGGTCTTGGTCGAATCCGCCGGATACCACACCCCGGACGCGACCGACCCCCACGAGCCCCCCGCTACCCGGAGTTGGATCTGCCGAATCAGCCAGCCAGTCTTGAATGCTGTGGGCAGCGCCCACTCGAAGCCGTACGGGCCGCCCACGGCGATCGTCGAATCGTCGGCCGGCGCCAGGGTCGTCGGGGTCATCGCCACACCGGTGGTGGCTCCGGTCACCGACCCCAGCAGGGCCACCGACATCACCGACGCGGCGTTCGTCGCGATCGACACGAACCCGGACGCGGCGGGCACAGTCAGCCACGCGTTGTAGCGCCGCTGCCGCCACAGCTTCTTCTTGCCCTTCTTGTAGCTGGAGAATTTGTCGTTGATCGCATCAGCGTTGAAGACCCGACCCGCGGGCGGGGTCAATGCGGGAGAGGCGCCGTCCTTCCGGCCGAAGGTGACCATCGCATCCGCGACGCCCGCCAGAGTCACACCCTTCGACGCCGACGTGGCCCCGAACGCGACCACACCCGACAGCACAAACAGGCCGGAGATGACCGCGTTGAGGTCAAGGTCTTCGGCGATGTCGGCCGCCGTCAGTGGGGTCTTGCCCCAGACCGCCTCGCCCTGCGAGTTCGACCGGAGCAGCGTCCAGCCGCCCGGCAGGGACGTGGCCGGCTTCCTACCGCCGCTCGTCGCCGTCACCACGATCCCGGTATGGCCGGCCGCGGTGCCGGAGGGCCACGCGACCGCCAGCCCGCCGTCGGCGGTGTAGACGATGTCGCCGTGGCCGACCATGGCGATACTCATGCCATCTCCTCAGCGAGGGCCTTGATGCCAGAGACCCGGTCAGCGACGAGCAGCCACGACAGTCCGCGCGCCGACAGGACATCCGCGAGTGCTGCCGCCATCGCCTCGTAGTCGATGGGCCGGGCGGGGGTCTTCTCGGTCTTGACCTGCTGGACGACAGTGGTGGCGGTGAGCGGGGCCGGGCCGGTGAGGGAGTTGAGCACGTTCCGGGACTGGCTGCGGGTCAGGACGGTGCCGGCGGTATCGGGCACCCACAGCTCGTCGGCGTGGAAGTAGGCCAGCTCGCCCACCGTGGGACGGCCACCCTTCGCGTAGGCGGAGATCTTGATGCCGTGCCCGGTGTCGACCGGCTTGATGGTGGTGACGCCCGTCTTCTTGACGTTCGCCTCGACCTTCAGCTTCTTGTCGCGTAGCGCTTTCAGCTTGCCCTGGAGCCGGTCGACCTCTTTGTCGTCGCCCTTGGCTTTAGCCTCGACGATCTTGCCTTTGATGCCCTGGATCTTGGTGTTTAGGGTGTCGATCTGCTTCAGGCTGTCCTGGGTTTGCACGTCCGGGTCGGGAATGTCCTTGATGCCGGTCGCGGCCGCGCGCGCGTCGACGGCGAGACCCTTGAGGTCGTGGCCGGCTTGCCGTGCCCATTCGAAGCCGGGCACCGATCCGAGCGCGATCAGCATGTTGCCGATCCCGTCGATCACCCATGCGAAGCCCTGCACGATCCCGCGCAGCGCGGGGGCGAGGGCGTTGTTCCACAGCCACCGACCGACGGCGCCGATCGCCTGGAATGCTGCGTCGACCCCGTCCCTGAACCAGGAGACGTTCTGGTAGGCCCAGATCAGGCCACCCACGAGCGCTCCGATGGCGATCACGATTAGCCCGATCGGGTTGGCTGCCATGACCAGATTCAGGGCCATGAAAGCCGCGGCGGCGATGCCCAGACCGGTGGCGAGCGGGCCAAGTGTGGCGGTGTTCTGGCCGACCCAGTCGACCAGCTTGCCCAGCCATTCAGCGCCCTGAATGAGCATCGGCAGCAGCTTCTCGCCGATCTCCTCCTGCACGTTCCCGAACCGGGTCTGAAGGATGCCGAGCTTGCCGTCCAGCGTGGACGCCTCCGACTCGGCGAACCCGCCTACCTTGTCCCGCAGCCCGTCCATGATCAGCTCAAGGTTCTTCGCCGGGTCGCCGGTGTCCTTGAACTTGATGCCCAGCTCTTTCATGGCCCGGCTGCTGCCCATGATGCCCTTGCCGAGCACCCCAGCCGCAGCCGGGATTTCCTTGCCGGTCCGCTTCGCATAGTCGACCAGCAGCGGCGTCATCTCCTGCAGCTGCTTGCCGGTCATCTTGTAGCGGGCCAGCACCGCCTGGCCGGACGCGATGTCGTCGGCGTCCGCCCCCGTCTTGGCCTCGATCGCCGCAGCCTGTTTCCGCAGCCGGTCGATCGAAACATCCGCCAGCGCAGGGAATCGCTTGTAGGCGTCGTCCAGCTGGCGCTGGGAGGCGGCAGCATCCCGGTAAGCCTCGACCGACTCCTTCCCGAAGTCGACCACCGCATCCGCCAGACGGGTCACCACCTCGGCCGACAGGGCGCCCTTCATCACCGCCCCGGCACGGGACGTCTTCCGGCCCGTCTCCTCCGCCGACTCGCCGACACCCTGAATGGCTTTCGAGGCGGTCTTGTCCTCGCCCATCAGCAGCACCTTGAGGGTCACGTCATCGGCCATGCGCCCTCCTTATCCGGTCTGCTTCTGCGGACTCCCGCTCCCTGGCCTGCACCCACGAATCGACGTAGGCGGCGTAGCCGCGCCACACGAACAGCGGCAGGGTCCACACCGACCACCACGACACGGACGGCACCAGATGGGAAAGCGGAACGATCCGCCGGTGAACCTCGGCCTCGATGTCGTCGGGGACTACTTGCGGCGCTTCGCCCCGTGACGCCGTGCGCCCCCCGAGCCGGAGGGGCGCTTCCGCGCTTTTCCCTGCCCCTCACCGGCCTGACGGTCGCCCGGCTCCTCGATCATCCGCAGCGACTTCGCCGGGACGCTGATCGCCTCCACCAGGGTCAGGCTCTCCCCGGCCAGCACGCGTGCCGCCCACACCGTGAAGCATGTGAGGAACAGCCCTTCGGGCGACAGCTTTCGCTCAGCAGGCTTCAGGCTTCCCCACGCGGCGAGCGCCTTCTCGATCTCGGCCAGCGTCCGCAGCGACGTGACCCGCCGCAGGTCCTCGGACGCGAGTTCGTGCTGCAGTGCGGCGATGTGCCGCAGCTCCAGATCCTCGATCCGCTTGACCGGATACCGGCGGCCGTCGATCTCGATCAGCATGTCAGCCCAGCTCCCTCAGTACGGCCCGCACCTCGGCGGCCACATCGTCACGGATCTCCGGCAGCCGCTTCTCAGCCGCCTGGGTGAAGGTGTCGGGGGTGATGTCCTGCTGCACCCATTTCCACGTCTTCCGGTCCCCGGGCACCGACAGAACCGCGGTCTCGCCCTTCTTCCACCACACGTAGAAGACGGGGTGGCGCAGTTGGCCGGAGTTCATCCGACCGATCTGCGGGCCCTTCTTCTTGCCGAGCATCAGCCGGGCACCGGTCGATGTGAGACCCACAGTGGGGTTGCGGCCCTTCGCGGCCACATGCGCCGATAGTCCACCCCGATGAGGGAGGCCCTCGGCGCCCTCAGCGACGATGTCGGGCCCGTACCTACGGCCGGAATCACGGACCCTCTTGCGGATCTGGGACCGCAGCCGTCCCGACATCGCCTTCGTGGCGGTGAAGAATCGCTGGTAGTCGTCGGCCTCGATCCGCAGCCCGGCCACCGTCTCTCCTAGATGGCGGTGTCGGAAGTGCGGATCACGACCTGAAGGGGAGTGGTGGCCTGCTTGCCGGACAGCTCGAGGTCGAGCTTCGGCATGCCGGACTCGACCTTCTTGGTGATCTTCGTCACCCGCAGATCCGACAGCGCCACCTGGAACCTCTCGGTGCCGGCATCCAGCGTCCGGCCCGAGTAGTCGGTGAGCAGCGACACCGGCGTCTGCGCCGCCTGAGCCGCGTACCAGGTGCCGTCCCGGTGCTCCACCGTCGCGGTCACCGACAGCTCCCGCATCTGCGGGACCGGCTTGCCCTTCAGGCCAGACTGGCCGGGACGCTCCACGTTCAGGCTGTTGTTGCACTTCACCACCACCTGCTCAACCCCACCCAGCGGGGTGGCGGCCGAGGCGAGCGCAGTCGCGGTGGCAAGCGTCAGCACGCCCGAGTAGATACTCAGGGTGCCCCTACCCAGCGGTGCGGTGACGGTGGACGGCAGCACCACTGGCACCGCCGCCTGTGCGGTATCGAGAGCACGGCCGTTGATAGACGCCTTGACGGCGGCCAGCTCGGCCCCCATCGTCAGCTCCCAGTCGGTGAACATACAGCCGAGGTACGAGTTGACGAGCGCGGTGAAGACATCGGAAGTGTCGCCGCCGACCGTGTACCACTGCTCCTGCACCGTGAAGCTGGCGAGCTGGGCGGCCATCGTGTGCACCTGCTGGTAGGTGGCGCCGGACACCAGCGTCGACACCGACGCGCCGAGCAGCCACTTCCACAGCAGCCCCTGCCCCTTCGGCAGCACCTCGAAGCCGAGGCCGCCCGGGTAGTCCTGCTTCACCAGCACCGACCGGGACCCGTCCGGCAGCAGCGCCCCGGCCCGCACACCCTGCCCCTGCACGATGGTCGGCTCAGGATTCATGCTGGTGTCGGAGTCCAGGAACTCGACAGCCCGGGCCGACCCGGACGCGTAGGCGCCGTAGGTGGCTTCCTCGGAGAGGATGTAGGCGCGGTCCAGTGTGGTGGCCATCGGTCACTCCTTCTTGCTGGCGGGCTTGACCGCCTCGAAGTTGTCGGTGCAGAGCAGGGCGGCAGCCTCCGCTTCGGTCGCGTCGAACACACCGCCGGCGGGGACGTCGATCTGGCGGGGCGGACTGCCGGGGATGATCACGGTGATGTCGCCGGACGGATGGATGTTGCGGATCTGCACAGCGGTCTCCTCAGGCGAGTCGTGTGGTGGTGGTGACGGTGACGGTGATGTCGCAGATCCAGCCGATCGTGACCTCGGTACCGTCTTCGTCGGTGTCGATCGCCGGATAGATCTGCTCGTCGGCGTGGTCGGCGATCGCGTCCCGGCTCGCCGGGGTCAAAGGTGCGGCGTCCCGGGACCGGAAGTGGTTCTCGAGCGTGGCGTACATGGCCCACGCGTCGTCGGACACCTGCTGCTGCGCGTCGTCGACCGACGCGGTGTCGCCGGGGCGGAAGCAGGACAGCACCACGTCCACCTCGGCGGTCTCGTCGCGGCTGCGGCGCGGCCCGCCTGAGGTGGTGGGCTGGATGTTGGTGGGGATCCGGGCAGCGTTGATGTAGGCCATCCGGGCGGCGAGCTGGACCGGCGGGCCGTAGGTGACCTGCGCGTCCCGGTACAGGCCGCCCAGCAGGCCGATGAGGGCCCGGCGGATGGCGGGGACGGCACTCACGCGAAGCCGCCGATCAGCAGGTACGGGTTGAGGGTGGTCAGGTCGTCTTCGGTGAGGGTGACCCGCGGTGTCTGCGCGGCACCGCTACGGCCACCTTGGCCGACACCCTGACGGTCGGCGTTCCATGCCCGCTTCAGAACCCGGCGGGCCACCAGCAGGACGTCCGGCGGGACGGGCAGTCCGCCGGCCACGACCGTCACCAAGGAGCCGGGGGTGTAGGCCGGGTCGGTGATGGTGAGCACCCCGGCGCTGAAGGTCCAGCTGGTCAGTCGGGCCGTGCCGGCGGTCACTGACTTGATGGTGGCGGACGGCCACGGGGTGGTGATCGGGGACGGGTCGTCGCTGGTCCACGTTTCGCGCCGGTCGGCCATCCTGCCGCAGCGGCGTTCGATCAGGCTCGTGACCGCAGGCAGGTAGTCGTCGGCCAGTTCGGCGTCCCGGTCGGGGTTCTGGCCGGACTTCCAGTCCAACGCGTTCCGCGCCTGGGCCAGGGTGAGCAGGTCAGCCATCGCGCACCTCCTCCTCGCGTTCGGCCAAGTACCGCGACTCGGTGAGGAGCGCAGACTTGTGGTGCCCGATCTTCGCCCGGGTGTCGACGTGGATGGGGTAGCCCAGTTGGCCGGCACGCAGACAGAAGGTGATGTCCTCACCGACTGGCCGGGGACCGAGTTGCGTCTCCTGGAACCAAGGGAACGCCTGGTTGAAGCCGTGGGTGCGGATCCCCTTCAGCACGGACCGGTGGATCAGCAGGAAGGCTGCACCGGTGGCGGCGCACTGCACCACCTGATCCGGCGGGTAGTCGCCCACCCGGTAAGTGGTGAACTCTCCGTCATCGGTGCGGACGAACTGGTAGATGGTCGGCACCAGCTTGTCCTTGCTCATCCCGAAGCACAGGCCACCCATAACGGGCCGGGACTTCGGGTCGGCGCTGTCCATCAGCAGGTCGAGCGCGGACGGCTCCCACTGCATGTCGGCGTCGACCCACAGCAACCAGTCGCCGACCGTGCGTCCATCCGGGGTGCGGGAGTCGAGGAAGCGGGCTGTGACGGTGTTGCGGGCCTCGGAGACGTTCGCGGACGACCATTCCTGCATGATGTTGACGATGCGGCGCTTCGGCCGGGCGAAGTCGGTCAGCAGGGTGGTGATCAAGGATTCGGTGAAGTAGGCCGAGACCTCGCCGGGGTGGATGTACGCGAGCACTACACCCGGAATGTGACCCGAACCCGTGGTCGGCTTCGTGGTCTTGCGGCTCACCGGATCACGTCCCCGGCAGCGTGCGCGGTGACAGTCCAGCGGTGCCAGTCCCGGTCGTCGTGGCGGACGAAACCGCCATAGGTCGGCGTGCTGACCCAGCGCAGGTCTTCTCGCATCAGGATGCTCGCGGCCTCCACCTCAGCGAGGCGCTGTGGTGCCGGACTGCCGACGGGGACGGCGATGATGAGTGTCAGTTGCTCGGCCATGTCGAGCCCTCTCTGTGGGTGGTCCCTCTGCTGGCAGGTGGGCGAAGGCCCCGGACCACAGAGGGAGTCCGGGGCCTTCTCGACGGTTGCTTAGGCCGCCTGCCCGGGGTTCACGCCTTCAGCAGACGGAACGCGTCGAGGTCCGACGGCTTCGCGCCGACCCTCTTGTAGGCGACCAGACCACGCTGCCCCAGCGGCACGCCACTGGAGTTCGTGACGTTCTGGATGAACTCGACGTTCACCCCGATCCGGTCGTAGATGATGTACTGGCTGAAGTCACCCAGCACCGCGAGGATGTTGCCCGACGTGGTCGCCGACGCCATCGAGGACGCCCGAACCACCTCGGAGTCGAGGATGACGTTCTGGTTCGTCATGTCGATGATCTTGCCTCCGGACGTGCCGAAAGTCTGCTGCGCGATGGTCAGGTAGGTCAGCTTGTTCATGACCCACTTGGACGTGTCCTCGTACCGGGACGGCAGGGAGCCGAACAGGTTGAGGGTGTCCTGCCCGGAGGCGGAGGTGAACGTTCCCCGGGTGGTGCAGGTGACCAGCGAGCCGGCGGTGCCGGACACGGCGGTGACGATGCCCAGAGGGGCGTCCGAACCGGAGCCGGACGCGAAGGCGACACCTTCGGCCATGTCGATCGACTGGCCGATCACGCCGGGCAGCTGGGCCAGCAGGTCCGAGTCCTGGAAGATCTCGTAGGAGCCGGTCACGTAGGCGGTCAGCATGCCAGCGTCGATCTGCACCGTGCCCGTGGTCGGGGAGCCGTCGGTGAACGCCGCGTTCTCACCCTTCCAGTAGGTGGTCACGTTGGAGACGGTGACGCCGTTCCACTTGTCCTGCGCGCCCTGCTCGACGCGGGAGATCCGCCGGATCGGGTTCTTGGTCATCGCACCCGTCATGATGAGCGTCGGGTCGAACAGCGTCGGCAGGGCATAGCCGCCGTTCGCTGAGGTCAGCGACATGGATGCCCGGACAGCCTCCGCCTCCTGCTCGGTGAGGACCGCGGCGTTGCCCTTGGCGGCGGCCTTGATCCACGCGGTGAACGCCGACCGGTAGGCGGGCGATCCGTGGACCAGCACGTAGCGGGCCAGGTCGGCGCCCTCCGTGTTGGACTCGTCGTACAGGTTGCGGTCGGCGAAATCCTCAACCTTCCGCAGCACCTCGGCGGCACCGTCATGCTGGGAGCCGCGGATCTTGTCCGGGTCGAACCCGCGCTTGGCGCGCTCGATCAGGTCCGCTGCGGTCAGGCTTCGGATGTCGCTCAGGTCGAACGGATCTGCCTCGGCGGTCGGGGTGATCTGGACCCCACCCCACCGCTTGACCTGCTCGGCTCGGGCAGCGGCCCTGGCGCGGGCAGCCTCCTCGGCGGCGATGTTGGTGCGGATCTCGGAAGCCTCGGATTCGAGAGTGTCCCAGCGAGCCTGCTGATCCTCGTCGAAGTCGGCGTCGCCGGCCTCCTCATGGATGGCGCGAAGCTCGGAGTTCTCGATCTCGTCGAGCCGAGCCCGCATCACGTCAATGTTGACGGTCATGCTGCACTTCCTTTCAGGAAGGGGTGGAGGCGCTCACGGCGAGCGCCAGGGGTCAGGCCCACGAGTGGTGCAGCGCCCTCGTCGTGGGGCGCGTCCGGCTCGGCGGCGGGTTTCTCGGCTCGTTCATCCTCGACAGTGGCCGGGGCCGGCTGCTCGAGACGGTGGAGTGAGATCAGGGAGTCACGGCTGCGCATCAGCTCGGCGACCTTCTCAGGGTCGCGGGAGCGCAGTTCGGTGTAGTAGTCGTCGGTGGCGGAGCGGATACCGGCGGTCGACTCGGGGTTCGCCGGGAATGTGACCGGCCCGAATTCGAACAGCCGGACCTCTTTGATGGTGCGCTCCGGGAGGCCCTTCGGATTGTGTTCGGAGATTCCCGGGTCGTCGTTCCACTCGTCCTTCACGACCCGCATCCGCATCGACGATCCGTAGACGCCCGCCTCGAGGCCGGGCAGGAGATCATGGTTGTAGGAGGTGTCGAACAGCGGCACTTCACCCACCGGGGAGTCTGGTTCCTCACGGAGATCAGTGATGTCGCCGAGCACCTTCTGGCCGATCTGTGGATCGAACCCGTGGTTGAACAGGGACCGGATCTGAGACCGGGACTCGGCAATCGTCTTGGCGAACGCGCCGAGATCTGTGCGCTCCATGAAGTTGCCTTCCCAGAACGAATCGATCTCGTACCACTTGCCATACCGGGAGAACCTGACCTCCATCGTCGGCATGACGGAGCTGGCGCCCTCGGTCGGCTCCGCAGCCTTTGTGCGGACCGTCTGAGCGATGTCGCGCACAACTTCAAGATTGGGCAGCGTTTCCATTGGTCACCCCTTGCGATGTCTGGGTTTTCGGTTCCGTCGGAACGTCGCCCCACGGAACTGGCGGCAGGTCTTCAATTGCTCGCACCTCATTCACGGTGCGCCACTGGTTTTGCAGGGCTGAGGCATACGACTGGTACCGCTGGAGCGTTGTCGCCTCCAGCAGTCCCTCACGGTTCAGTTGCACACGCTGAGTGGATGGCGGCAACAGTCCGGTCAACACCCGCTCAGCGCGTCGAATCCATTTGTTCAACGAGTACTTCGCAAGCTGGAGATCCCTGTCTGCCACGTTCGCGTAGGTCATCGACCCGCCAGTCTCATATCCCAGGATCTCCGCAAACCCCGGTCCAAACATCCGGGCGCATTGAGACTCCGAGTACTTCTGGGTCTCCAGGAACTGGGACTCGTTGGGTGAGAGTTGCATCTGCTCGAACGTCCAGCCCTCGCCGAGCACCAGCGGTTCCCGGCTGCCATGCGTTGCATCGATGAGCCGCCGCTTCGCTGTCTCGGCATCAACGGTCGAGAGCGCCGCCTTGTTGACGAGTGCGGACGACGGGTGCGCTCCCTCACGGAACCACTGGTCCCCGAACTGCGCAGACCGCAACGAGATGCCGATGGAGAGGGCGTGCCTCTCGACGACGGACGGGCCGAGCAGGGTGCCGGGGTGTCGGGAGACCGGCCAGTGCCGAAACTCGGCCAGCTTCTCTCCGACGACTTCCTTTCCTTCCACAAACCAGTGGACATCGCCGCTGATCTTCTGGGGTTTCACCTTGTCGGGAGACAGCAAGGTCACAGTCATTCCCCGGCCGGTGCGGACATCCCAAGATGTTTCAAGGCCGAAGGCGTTGCCGCGGATTAGCCACGAAATGACCAGCTGGTAGAGCCAGTCCTCCCGACCCGACCCGTTATCGGCAGGATCGTCGATATTCCACGGCGTCGAACGCCGGGTTTTGCCCGACATCACCTCTGCGGGAAGCTCAGACACCAGGGACGCGATGAGGTCCGCGGTCGATGCGACCGCGATCGACTGCATCGCAGTCAACCCCTTCGACGGGTCAACCGTCGCATAGTTCGTCTTCACGAACTGCTGCCAGGCCTCAGGCATCTCAAAGGACCGCCGCACGGCAGGCCTGGGGTGGGGGCGAAATAAGGTCACAACTCACCACCCCCAACACCCCTATTGACCAGCCACGACAGGGTCAGCACCAGCACGCCACCGACGATGAGCGCGGGCGGCCCGAACAGCAGGAAGCCACCGGCCACGATCGCAATCAGGGAGAGCGCCTCGAGGATGTCCCAAACCAACGCTGCCTCCTCAAAGGATGTTCGCCATCGGGCTATACGTGGCCCGCTGGGAGGCTGCCGCGGCCAGGGTGGCGGCGACCAGCAGGGTGATGTCGGAGGTTGACCGGACCCGGCCCCACGTCCACAGCCCCTCATCGCCGACGACCCGCTTCGCGCCGGCAGTCACGGCCTTGTCCAGTTCGATCTGGCCCCTGTGCGCCCACCGCTTCGACGCCACCCCGGCAGCGAAAGCCACGCACGCCTGCGCGTAGTCGGCGCGCGGCATTACCTGCACCGTGCATCCACCATCGGTCAGCCGCTTCGCCAGCGTCTCCGCCGCCGAGCCGGCAGCGATCCACACCTCGGCAGCGTGGGAGGTGAGTAGTTCGACCGCCCACTCGGTGCCCTCCCGGTAGTCGATCAGCGACTCGCCATCCGAGGTGACCTCCACACCGACCCGGCCGTCCGGCACCGGGCCGGCCGCGACGATCCCCGAAAAGGTGAGCATCGGCGACACGTCCAGCGCCAACGTCGGCTTGCCGTCGATCTCCAGATCCGGCGACAAGCACTCGTTCCAGGCGAGCAGGGAGATCACGCCGTCCTTCGCGTGCCCCTCGTCCCACATGCCCAGACGCTCCCGCAGGAACCCCTCCAGGGAAAGCTCTTCACGCTCGCCCCGGATCACATCCATCTGCAGAGCACCCGGCCGGGACATGCCCAGCGACGGGTTCGCCTGATGCAGGCACCGCTTCGAATCCGGATCGACAGACTCCGGGTCGGCAGACCACTCATGCCAGCAGCGCCGCTTCGCCCGCCGCACCAGACACGACTGCCGGATGCGCTTGAACACCTCGCCCGACACCTTCGGGCCCGGCGGGGTACCGGTGTAGATCACCTGCGCGTTGCCCTTCGGCGCCGCAGAGATCGCCGGCCGGATCGCCTCCAGCTCCTCCTCGGTCAGATGTTGCGCCTCATCCAGCACCAACACATCGACGGTGAATCCGCGACCCGACCCCTTCGACCGGGCCACGAACTCGACCTGGCCGCCGTTCGACAGGTAGATCGCTTCCTGCCCGTTCGTCGAACGGACCTCGACCACGAGCGCGTTCAGCTCCGGGAACTTCGCGTTCGGGTCGTTCGCCTGCTCGCCGAAGAAGTGCTTCAGCCGACGGAACGCCTTGCGGGCCGTCTTGACCTCGTGCGCGGTGTGCAGGAACGCCTCACCCAGCAACACCATGCCGAACAGCTCGCGCGCCTCGATGATCGCGTTCTTGCCGTTCTGCCGCGGAACACTCAGCCCGCACGTCTTGCACAGGTAGATCCCGGACCGCTGGACACCCATCCAGTCCCGCAGCACCGTCCGCTGCCACGGATCGAGCACCAGCCCGAACGCCGCCGCGAAATCCGCCGCGTCGTCGCCCAGCGTCACGCCGAGTGGCGGGGCGAAATGGAGCCTAGGGGCCTGCGCCAGCTCGGTCAGCGAGACGCGCTTGGAAGTCGACAAGCACACCTCCCCGGTCCCCGGCCTCAGCCTTCGGCCTGGCAGGCATCGCGTTGAGCATCCGCGACATCAAACCCGCCGTGGCGTTCGCCGCCACCAGCGCCGCATCGATCCGCAGCTCGTAGTCCTCCGTCAGCGTCCGGTGCGTCAGCCGCGCCCAGCAGTCGATGTCACCCCGCAGCAGTTCGTCCAGCTTGTCCAGCCGATCCTTCGCCCGGCACGCCTCCAGCAGCATCGCCGACGCATCAGCCGGCATGCCCTCCCACGCCCTGGATTGCCACAGCCCCAGCCCCCCAGCCGCCAACCCCTCAGGCTCAGAGTTCATCAATCCCCGCTCTCCGGAGGTTTCTCGAACTCGGGGGGAGATGGACTTCGAGAGCGGTCTTTGTGGCGTCTCGCCCCTGAAAAAACCGCTCTGGCTAGGTGGTATGCGTCCACATGGGCTCGCCCGGGCCGGATTCGGAGGCTTCCTTAGTGAATGTCCTGCCGGTGACCTTCGCAACAGATTTCATCAGTTCCACCAGTTGCGGCTGGCTTTGATGGGGCTGAGTTTGCCTGCGCTCTTGAGTCCGGCCGCTCGAAGGTTGCACTGGCGGGCGTGTTCGGGGCCATGGCGGATGCTGCGGTCGTGGTCGTCGTGGCCGAGGTGCCATTCGCCCTCGGGGTAGATGGGTTCGCCGCAGCGCCAGCAGGTGAGGTGTCCGTCGCGGTTCATCTGCTCGACCAGGTTGGCCCGCATCTTCTTGTGGTCCCACCCGTATCCGTCTTTCGCCACCCCGCATGCCTTTCATGACCCTAGGCTGCTGAGCATGGGAATGGTCCGTAACGCCAAGGCTGACAAGCTGGCTGCTCAGGCTCGCGCCGCGCACGCTGGTGACCAGTACATCTTCGCTGCGCTGCTGAACACGCCGACGTTCACGATGGGCCTGTCGGGTGAGATCCCGGACTGGTCGGCGATGATCGAGGCCGTGGAGCGTGAGGGGTGGGTGTTGATCCAGTGGGCCGGATCGACCGACCAGAAGGGGAATCCTCAGGCGTACCCGGTGTTCCGCCGCCGCTGAGCTTTTGCCTGTCCTCGCCGCCGGCGATCCCGCCCGTCCTCAATGGTGGGCCGGCCGTTGGCCCTGAGTGGTGTGTGGTGCGGTAGCTGCAGCGGCGAGGACGGGGAGGACCGACGAGGACTCGAACCCCGCACCCGCTGCTTACTAGGCAGCCGCTCTACCCGATGAGATGTCGTCAAGCCTGGGGCCGGCGCGGTGGGCGGGAGAGGGTCGGGTGTTCATGCGGTAGGCCAGAGACTCGAACTCTGGAGCGGTTGCCCGCCAGTCGCTTTCGGGGCGATGTCCTCGACCTGCCGGACGCCTACCTTTGGTCGCAAGTCCCGGACGGCTCACCCGCGCTAGCGCGAAAGCCGCTACCCGATCATCTCGACGGAGCTGCCGTCAGGCTCTCCCGCGCCCACGACCTCACGGGTATCCGAACTTTTGGGGTGGCCGCTGATTCGGGGCTCAATGGCGGAAGCCACTGGCCTCAACGGGTGGACTCTGGGCATGCCACATGTGCCGATTGTCACAGTTGGGGAGAACCACCAACCATCACCGTCAGTGTACGGCATGGCGCCGCCGATCTGTTGTAGGTTCCGGACAAGTCACGCGCCCATCTCGTCGCGAACCCTAAGCACGTCGAGCGGGTGGTAGAGATGACGCTTGCCGCGCTTCATCACCTGCCCCTGCTCATCCAGGGCGGGCCCCAGTTCGCCGCGCTCCACCCATTTGCGGATGCGCTCGGAGGACACTCCGGCCCAGCCGAAGCTCTGGGAGTCCATCGGCTGCTCGGTGGCGAGCGCCTGCCGGTGGTCCATCTGGCCGTCGCGTACCTGCCGGCCGCAGTTGGGGCAGGTGAAGTAGGCGCCCTCGTCCCGCATCCGCTGGCGGCGGATGTCGGTGGAGCAGCCGGTGCACAGCGGCCGGTACTCGGGCCTGCCCTCGCCGATGATGCGCTTGAGGTCGCGGTGCATCCGGTGGACATCCTCGGCGAGCTCGTCGGACCATTGCTGCTGAGCGATCCAGTCCAGGTGCATCGACAGCCAGCCAGCCTCGGTGGTGATGGTGGCGGTCTCCACGAACCCGGCCCAGCAGTCGCCACGAGAGTCGACCACCCACACGTCCCGCTTGCCCGCCGGTTCGGTGTGGGCGGCGAGGGCTTCGTCCATCTCCTCGACGCAGATCCGGACCCAGTCGCCCAGGTTGCGCAGGATGCCCTCCCGGGCGCCTTTGGCGTCGACAGACAGCCGCAGCACCTCGTCGGTGTCGCGTGACCAGGCGGGGGGCTTGCCGTCCACGTTGTGGGTGTCCTTGCCCTGCTGGCGGGCCGCCCATGTCTCGAGCTGCACCGCGTCGGCCATGTCGTCGCCGGAGGTGGCGATCGTGTCCGCCCCGGACCCGGCGTAGCGGCCTTGCCGTTTCGGGCGGGCATCGAGGGTGTCGATCAGCCCGAGGCTCACGGGCGGTCTGGATCCGGGGTGGGGGCGGCTGCCACCGTGGCCGCCGCGGCGGGGCAGCAGGGTGTCGGCGACCACCTGGGCGAGCGCGGCCAGTTCGGGCAGGGTGTCGAGCCACCGCTTGAGCCGGTCGCGCCGCTTGGGGTCCAGGAAATCCGTCACGGCTGCTCCTGTCGGACGATGTCTGGGTAGTAGGCCGCTTCCCAGTCCGCGCGCTGCTTGTGGGCCTGGGTGATGCCGCCGATGGGTGAGACGCGGAGCCATTGCCGGTCGAGGTGGCCACCGAAACTCATGGCGTAGGCGGAATGGACGGGCAGGTCGTGGCGGTGCAGGTAGGCGTACACGTCGGTAGCTCTCCAGCGGCCGATCGGGCGGCACGCTGACGGGCCTGCTTCGCCCCACCGCCCCATCGCCATCTGCCGCATCCGGGACTCGTCGCCTCGGACGCCGGAGATGTGTCGGGTGCCGTGATGGCGCTCGGCCTCGGCGAACTGGCTTCCGACGTGCGAGCCTGACTTCAGGGTCGTCTGGTCGGGGCCGTCCCACCAGCGGGGACCACCGTCGACCCAGTATTCGTGGTAGTCGACCTGGTCGCCGTAGCGGTCGAGGAACTGGTCCCGGACGGTGAGGCAGTCGGGGTTCTCCCAGCGCCGCATCCGCACATACACCACCGGCAGCACCACTCCGCTGGTGGCGACCAGGTGGGCCATACAGGTGGAGTCCTTGCCCCACGAGGTGGAGGCGTAGCAAGGTCCGCCGGCGGCGAAGTCGCGGATGACCTGCTGGGCGTGCTGCTCTTTGGCTGGCCAGGACGGCAGGGCGGCGAGGGCGGTGTCGTAGCGTTCGAGTGCCGCCCACGCCTGCCGGTCGGCCGGGGTGAGCCGGGGCGAGTCGATCAGCATGTGTCCTCCTTGGGGAGTGGGATGCCGCGGTGCCACGAGCCGCGGCGGGACTGGAAGGCGTGCCCGCCCGCTTCCATGCGGTGCAGCGCCTCGGCCACGGCGCGCGGTTCGAGGCCGAGGTTCGCTGCGATCACCGGGGGGACGGTGGTGCGGCGCCGGTCTGCGCGGGCGGGCAGCCAATCCCAGATCGCCTGCTCGATGCTCACGCGACCCTCCGTGACGGATGCCAGTAGGGGGCGCGCATCGGCTGCCCGTCGCCGGGCATGGGCCGGTCCCGCCACGCGTCCGGCTGGTGCGAGGGCGCGATCGTCCATTTCGTGACGTGCCCGAGTCCGTTGCGGTGCCGCTCGCCCATGTGGGTGATGTGCTGCAGCAGCGCGGCAAGCTCGGTCGGGTCGGTGGCGAGCACGTCCCATTCGATGCGGCGGATCCATGCAGCCTGGAGTGTGGTGTCGCGGGCTTTCATCGGGCCCAGCCCCGCATGGTGCTTGCGGTCGGGGCTGTAGCGGGCCATCGCCTGGGTGGCGGGCTTACGGCGTATCTGGATGGCCGTGTACGCCTCCACCGTGAACCGGGCTCGGGATGTGCACCATCCCCAGGTGCCGTCCTGCTCCCACCGGTCCAGCGGCAGCGGCAGGTCCGGCGCGTACAGCTTGGTGACACGCTCCAGCGGCAGGTTGTGTGCGAGGGCGTGCATCGCGTACGCCCATGACAGGGGACCGTCCAGCATCAGGGGGTGGCGGTCCAGCCCGACACTAGGGGTGTCGAGCCGGGCCGTCACCAGCAGCGGGGTGCTCATCCCGCTACCTCGGCGACCAGGGCGAGGATGTTGTCCCGGTGGGCGAGCAGGTGCTCGGTCCAGCGTCCCAGGTCCTCGGCGGTGTCGGGCAGGCCGTCGATGCGGGCCCGGCCGTACCCGGTCGCGGTCTTCGCTCCGAGCATCGCCTCACCGTCGGGAGCCCACAGGGCCAGAGCCGCGCCGAGGACCATGCGGTGCTGGCCGGTGGCGGCAGGGGTGAGGGTGATGTCGCCGTGCAGCACCGCGCCCGGCTTGAGTACCTGAAGGTCGAAGATCATCTGGGTCGTCTTTGGTGCGCCGATCAGGGTGTCGGCGGCCTGCACCAGTCGGGCGACAGGGGAGTCGGCCACGTCGTGGCGGGTGCCGAACTCCTCCCCCCGGAACACGGCTGCCCGCTGGTCGAGCTGCGGCAGCCCGGCAGGAAGCCGGAAGCTGTTCTCGGCGCACACCAGGATGGCGTCAGACGCCCGCAGGATGCCCTCGGTGATGTCCGCCCTTGCTGCGTACCCGAACAGGGTCAGGGACGGCAGCAGGTCATCCACCCTGCGATAGAGGTCGAGGTCGGTCTCAGCACCGGTCGAGGTGACCGCCCCGCCCGACCAGAGCAGATCGACCGCCTGCTTGGTGAGACTGCCCGGCTCGATGTCGAGGATGCGGGCGATGTGCCACGCGATCCGGTCGCGGAGCGCGTGCCGGATCGAGGCGGCCGACAGGAACGGCAGTGCAGCTACCGTCCCGTCGGGCTGCACAACCTCCTGGGTGCGGAGCAGGCTGGTGTTGCCGGCGGTTCCGGCTCCGTGGTGCAGCGGGCTGGTCAGGGTCGCGGTGTATGTGATGGTCACGGTGGCCTCCGGGGTGATGTCAGAACGTGGGCTGCTGGTCATTGCTGGGGTCCTTCCGGGCGCGGGAGTGGAGGTCGCGCTCGGCGTAGGCGAGCGCGACGATGTAGGTGGAGTTCCGGGAGATGTGGGATGCCCATGCCGGGTAGTCGGCATCGATCGCGGCGCAGGTGGCGACCGCTACCGGGGCCGGCTTGGCGGTGATGATGTCGATCTGGAGTTTGCGTGCGGCGGTGGTCAGGGCCTCCCCGGCCCGTGATGAGCCGGCGGCGGCCGTGTCGAGAGCCGTCTTGAGCCGGCCCGACCAGAAGTCGATCGGGGACAGGTCGGTGAGGCTGTCGCGGAGCGCGAAGATCAGGTCGATGGTGAGCCTGTCCAGGGTCTCGGGTGTCATTGCATGGTCTCCTTCGTGATGGTCCACAGTGCGAGGTCGAGTAGCGGGCTGGTGTGCCAGCCGGTGAGAGCCAGGTCGTGCTCGCGCCACTGAGCGAGCGCTTCGCTGGTCTTGATGTAGCGCGGCTCCCGCTGCGGGATGGCGTCGGCAGGGACGCCGAGTCTGCGCAGCGCGAGGGTGTGGGTGTGGACGTGGGCCCACTGGTCGGAGGTGGCGGTGATGTCGGTGGTCTCCATCCGCACCGTCCATGAGCGCCCGCTGTTGACCTGGGCGTAGGGCAGGACGTGCTTCTGGCCGGAGACGGCCACCGACAGCAGCCATTCCGTCTCGGGCGGGTCGGACAGCAGCCGGTGGACCGGCATCGGGTTCGCCCGGTTCAGCAGAGTCAGACCGGGACGGCTTCCGAGCCACGCCTTCTCGTGGGACGGGCCGGAGTCGGCGCCGGCGATGATCGTCCACATGCGCAGGGTCTGGAGGCCGCGTCCGGTCAAAGCCCACAGCGCCCCCGGCCCTACCCTCGTCGAGTCGTCGCGAGCAAAGCAGCGGCGGTCGGTGAAGTTCGAACCGAGCGACTTGGTCACGTCGGCGGTCCGCTCGCACCACTCGCCAGAGATGGCGCACCAGCCTGGCACGTCTTCCAGCGGCTTGGCTGGCCCCGGCCTCCCGGCGAGGTCCCAGACGAGGCTGGTGGGGGCGGTCATGCCGCCCGCGCTTTGCTGTCGGTGGTGACCAGCAGGAGCCCAGCACCGTATGCCTTGTGCGGACCGACCCCGTCACGCTGGAGCGCTGCGAGGGTTGCGGGGTCCATGACGGTCCCGGCTGCGGCATACCCGACCCAGTCGACGATGATCCGCGTCCCGGCCTTGCGTCCGATCCGCGCCCCCATCGGCTCCACCTGGATGTCGTCCAGTGTGAGAGCGCCGGCGAGCCTGCGTTCCAGCCAGCCCGGCCAGTCATCGACGGTCAGCGGGCGACGGACGCTGCGCTGCCGGCCCGGCCTGCTGACCGCCACCTCCGGGACGGCGATCAAGGACACGAGGACCCGCTGCCCGGCCGCCCAGTCGGTGCACACCTCGGCATGCGCCGACGACACCGCCAGACCGGGCGTGAGCCGCACGTCGCACGGATGGTCGGCCTGCACGATGAGCAGGTCACGCCGCGGTAGGCACCACAGGACACGGCCGGTGGACGCGTCGGTCAAGTACCCGACGGTCTGGTGGATTGCCCGGATATCCCGGGCTTGGCGCTGTCCCTTCGAGGTCAGCACGATGCGGGTGATGTACACGGCCTAGTCGCCTTCCTACTCAGAACGGCGGAGTGTCGTCGGATGCGGTCGCCCACGGGTCCCGTCCGGTGTTCGCGTCAGCACGGGAGTCCTTCGACCAGCCCGCCCCCTGCTGCGGGGACTGGACTCTGGCCACCTTCGCCGTCACCGATCTGAGCGACGGACCGACCTCCTCGACCTCCACCTCGAAGACGGTGCGCTTCTCACCTTCCCGGGTCTCGTAGCTGCGCGAGCGCAACCGGCCCTGGACGATGACCCGCATCCCCTTGGTGAGGGATTCGGCCACGTTCTCGGCCGCCTGGCGCCAGACCGCGCAGTTGAGGAACATGGCGTCGCCGTCCTTCCACTCGCCGCTCTGGCGGTCGAAGGTGCGTGGCGTGGAGGCGACGGTGAAGTTCGCCACCGGCGCACCAGCAGGCGTGAATCTGAGTTCTGGGTCTGCGGTCAGGTTGCCGCAGACCGTGATGATCGTCTCTCCGGACATGTGTGCCTCCTCAGGCTGCTAGGGACTGTCTGTCGATCCAGGGAAGAGAGCCGGGCCCACCCGACTCGAGGTGCTTCGGCCAAGGCCGGTCGTCGCGGGCGCCCCGCCAGTGCACGAGCTCGGCGCGACGGTCGTGGAAGGTGGAATCCGGGTCGAGCTTGAGACCGACACCGAACTCGGGCCACCGGAGCCAGAACGACGAGCCGATCGGCGCCACGCCACGATCCCGACCCTGCTCACCCTTCGGAATGTGATGCTCGAGCAGCAACGCGAACCGGAACTCCTCACGCAACGCGTCCAGGGCCTCGGCGATATGTGCGACCGACTCCTCGAAACCCTCGTTGGCGTGAGTGCGGACCATCTTGTACGCCGGTCCGATCACCAGCAGTTCCGGCTGGGTCGCCTGGCACATGTAGCGCAGCCGGATCCGTTCGTCGGGCCGCGACAAGTCCATGCCCTGCGGCATCCGACGGATGTTCAACAGCTTCGGGTGGTGGCCGCGGCGCTCCGCGATCGCCCCCAACTCTTGGAACCGCTTCACCATGATCCGGTTCGGGTTCTCCAGGTCGACCACCAGCACCCGGCGGGGTTCCATCGTCTGCAGCGTGAACGGGTGCAGGCCGGAAGCGGCCATGACCGCGATCGTGCGCTGCAGCGTGGTCTTGCCGGCACCTTCGGTCCCGGTCAGCACCAGCCGGTCTTCGCGGGCCAGCAGCGAAGGGATGACCCACTCTTCGGGAGGAAGCTCCTGGTGAACGAACTCTTCATAGGTCCACAGCTGGTCAGCCTCGCGGTCCTGGCCAGACGCTGCACCGATCAGGGACTGTTCGACGAACGCGACGGCCGCATCGACGGGAACCGAAAGGTCGTGCAGACGTTGCCTCGCGCCCTCGGTGGAGGCCAGCAGCGCCCGGCGGGTCGCCCGGTCGGCCACAGTCAGCGCGTGGGTTTCGGCGTTCGCCGGCACTGACGGATCCGTGGCGACCGCGACCAGTAGTTGCGACATGATCCCCGCCCGGTGGCCGGTCAGGCCGAGGTGGTCGATCACCGTGCCCGGGTCGGGGGTGACTTCCCGGACGGACATGTCGGCCAGGCACCGCCACAACGCGCCGCGGGCTGGATCGTAGAAGTCCTGTTCGCGCAGCTTCAGCACCTGGGTCCACTGGGGATCGGTGAACGCGGCGTGGAGCACCGCCAGCTCGGCCGCCTCGGGGTTCAGCAGGTCAGGCATTCATCCACCCGTCCGGGTCGGGCTGGGTGGAGGGTGGGCGTCTCCATGTGGGAGTGCGATCGGACGCGGTGCGCATCCACTTTCGCCACGTGGCCGGCCAGTCCACCTTGGTTGCGGCTTGGCCGGCCTTGCCCGACCAGAAGTCGACGAAGTTGGCAGTCTCCCGGTCGGGGTCGACGTTCGACGCGTTCTCCGCCGCCCATCTTCGCATCTGGTCGGTGACCTCGAAGTCGTCGGGGATCCGGGTGCCGCGCTTACGCGGCCCAGAGTTGTCCTCTCCTCTCCTCTCCTTGGCATTGCTACCTGCATTGCTCAATGCAGTGCTAGGTGCAGTGCTTGGAGCATCGTTGCGGGCCTTGTCCCAGCGGGCTTCAGCGGCCCGTCTGGCCTTGTCAGATGCCTTTTTGATTGTTTCAGACGAGTCTTGGTGTTCGAGGTAGTCATGCACCACCGCTTGCGCGTCGTCCAACACCTCGAACAGGCCGTTCTGCACGAGCATTCCGAGGTCGCATTGCGACTCGCATTGCATACCGCATTGCTTGGAGCATCGGTCTATCCATAGCTCTCGCATGCCCAGCCGGAACGGGATCACACCGTCGGTGCCGTGCTGTTTCGAGTAGAGAATGCCCCACGAGTGCAGCAGCACAGCCCGCGGGTGCTTCTCCAGCAGTGGGGCAATCTTCGGGTTCCCGAGGTACCCGACATCGAGCTTCGCGTAGTAGCGTCTGTCGGCCATCAGCCTGCCTTCTTCGCTTGGTTGACCAGGTGGGCGAAGCCCTGACGCAGACACATCGGCTGGTAGCGGGACCGCCACCCCCACCGTCCGCAGGAGCAGACGGCACCCCACGGCCGGGGGCCACCGCGCTTGCTGATCGTGATCCGGTGGGGGAGAGGAACAGGCAGAGTGGTCACGATCCGCACCCGCATTCGCTTCGCACGTCCGGCAGGGGAAGCCCCTCCATCGCGCAGTCCAGCTCGTGCTCGGTTGCGTCCCCGAGTGACCGGTGGCAGCCATTGCAGGCACGCTTCACGGTCATCCGCGTCCACCAGTGGCCGTCCTCGTCCTGGTAGCGCTCGTCGGGAGTGGTCGGTCGGGTCATGCCACACCTCCGTTGGCCAGTTCAAGCAACTCGTCGGCATGGCACGGCTGGCCGTCCGGACACCAGCACATGAGGTCGTGGCCGTGGAGTGCATCCCGCAGCGTCGGGAGGTTCAGCAGGCCGTAGCCCACCTCGACCTCCACGAACAGGCGCAGGCAGTCGCGGAGCGCGTCCTGCTTGGTGGACCATGTGCCGTCGCCGACCGGCCCGTATCCGGGGTACTGCTCGCCGTTGTCGTCCTGGGCCACCCATGTACCGTCGGTGAGCCGGACGGGCCGGTACGGGTTCCCCCAACGGGTCGGCCGCCCGACGTAGACGGCGGGCTTCCCGCAGCCGCAGGAGCACGGCGGCGTCCGCCAACCCCTGGTGCGCTGGCGCTTGATTCGCTGCGGGCTCATCCGAGCACCTCGATTCGTACGGTGGTGGCGGTCCGCAGCAGCCGCTCGGCGCGCTTACGGTCGGTGTCTGTCCAGTCCTTCGACCTCCACATGGCCAGCGCCGAGGCGGGATCGCCTGCGGTCAGGGAGCGGAGGAACGCCTCGTAGCGGCTCATGCGGCACGCTCCCAGCGGACACGGTCGACCACATTCCGCAGCGGGCGACGGCGGCCTGGGGTATCCCACTGGCGTCCGCGCACCACGCCGCCCCAGCGGAAGCCCGCTGCCTTGACGGACGCCCCGGTCTCGTCGTCGCGGGTGTAGGTGACCACCCAGCGGTAGCCGCGCCTCCGAGCCTCCCTACAGGCCGCCCCATACAGCTGCGAGCAGGCGTTGCGGGTGCCGTCGGTGGCCAGCCGGGTGACTTCGACCGTGTAGCCGTCGTCGAGGTGGCGAGCGACTGGGCGACCGACGATCGCACAGCCATGCAGGGTCAGGTCGGCGTCGAACAGGCCGAGGCTGAACAGGTGACCGACCACGCCCCTCGCGTGACGGTGCCACGAGTTGACGAACCAGTTCGCGACGTCGAGACCGATGGGCTGGATGTTCATGCGGCCACCTGTTCTCCGTAGGTGAGCATCAGGCGGCCGTCCCTTCCCACATCAGCCACCGGCCCGCCTCCACCCGAATCTGATCCGGCGTCACACCCAAAGCCTCAGCGCAGTCCTCGGCACCCCAGTCGCGCAGCTTCGCCGCCACCACCGCCAGCGTCCGCGGATCGGTCGGAGGGCACACCGGCTGCTGAGACGACAGAGCCTGATCATTCACAGGCCGCTTGACGGTCTTCGGGCGGGCGACACGTCCCCAACCCGCAGGCAGCGGACCCTCACCCTGCTCGGGTTGAGGGTCACGGAACCGTCCCCTCGGCCGGATCGGCCGCAGCTCCACACCCCGCTCCCGCTGGTTCAGGTGGGAGGCGCACAGACCGCGCGCCTTGTGCTTCCGGCCGCAGTCGGGGAAGTCGCAGCCACGGTCCCGGATCAGAGTCTTGATCGGCCTGAGCGGGCCGCCCATGCGCTGCTGGTGTGCATGGGCACGGCATAGGTGGTCGCGGCTGTAGGCGTCACGGTCACAGAAGTCGAGACGGCACTTTCCGGTCATCGGTCAGCCCTCCGTCGACGGGTTGGCGTCGACGGCCTCGACCCCGATCGGACCGGGTAACGCCAGGTCGGTCGGGACGACTACCAGCGCCGACGGGGAGAACGGCTGGAAGGCGGCGTCCGGGATCTCGACGGTGACCTTGATCGCCACCTCGTCTCGCTCAAGCTTCGCCGGCCTGCCCTGGCGCGAGCCGATGATCTTCACGGCGCCGACTGGGCGCAGTCCGGTCTCACGGTCGGCGCTTACGTAGCGGCTCCGCTCAGCCTTGACGATCAGGTAGGCGGTTGCCCGGTGGGCGGTCATCGGTGCTCCTTGGGTGTGATGTGGTTGGCGTCCTCACGCCAGTGCTCGAGCACGAACAGCTTGTCGTCGTGGCTGAGGGTGTCTTGCTGAAGAATGCGTTCGGCGTCGGCGTGTGCCTTGGCCTGCGCTTTGGTGAGCTTCATGCGACACCTCCGCCGAAGTTGAGGACGTCCTGGGCCAAGCGACGGGCGGCCTGCTCGCACTGCTCCTCGCGGACCTCGTAGAGGATCGCCCTGTGTCCGGTGCGCTTCGCAGCCACACCTGTCGAACCGGACCCCGCGAATGGGTCCAGCACGGTCCCGCCGGGCGGGCAGCCGTAGCCGATCAGCACCTCGAGCAGCGGCACCGGCTTCTCGGTCTCATTGACCGCCGCACTATGCATTGACGGCTGATACAGCACCGACCGCATGAGCCGAGGGCCGCCGTCGAAGCTCTGGTAGCTCGAAGCGTCGATGTGTCCGGTGTGCTTCGGCCGCGCCTTCCGGCGCACCGTCCGAGGGGTCGCGTCCGGAGTCGTCGGAGTCCGGTGGTAGATGGCGGCCCACTCGCCCCGATACCAGTGCAGGACGTGCTCGTGGACCCGCTTGAACCGGTCAGCATGGAAACTAGACCCGTTGTGCTTCTCCCACACAACGTCCTGCGACAGCCGCCACTCGCTGAACTCGTCGGCGTGCTCAAGGAACATCCGCATCGACCCGAACACCCACATCGCGGGGGCGAGACCGACCATGCAGCGCGGCCAGTCCTGGGGCCACCGGTCCCATTCGAGGCTGGTCTCACCGTACGGCGGGTCGGTCAGGATCAGGTCGGCCTGGGGGAACTCGGTGAGGCCCAGCGCCGACCCGTGGTAGAGGGTCACCAGGTCGTCGGAGTAGTAGGGCTTCACCGGCCGACTCCCATCTCGGCGTCGATGGCGTCCAACTCGCAGACGGTCGGGCAGGGGTAGGGCACACCACGCATTCCGCTACACAGCCCGCACGTCGAGCCGTCCTGCCAGTGCAGCGTCCGCACTCGGTCGGTGATGGCGCGGGTGATGATAGGCAGGGCTGCGGAGGCGTAGACCGTGAAGTCGTAGCCTTGTCCCTCGTCTCCGTAGCCGTCGATGTCCGCGTCTGCCCGGGCATCCTCTAGCGCCCGTGCTGCCTGCTCGATGATCTGCTCGCGGGTCAGGGGCTCGCTCATCGCTGGGCCTCCTTCCATGCGTACTCCGCGGGACAGCAGTCGAGGCAGACCATGAGGTGCCGCCATCGGTCGTTGCCGATCTCGGGGTTGTGGGGTGGTAGTGCGTTGGCGACGTACTGCTGGCCAGGCTCGATGTAGTGCCGCTCCGGGTTGAGGTGACTACCGCAGACGTAGCGGCGTCCAGCGACGACCACCTTCGCGATGGAGCCATGGGTGAACACGACTCGGGCGCTCATCGCTGGGCCTCCTCACGGTCGAATGCGTCCCACTCGCGCTCCATCGCGACCAGCAGCAGCTCACAGTCAGCGATGGTCTGCCGTGCCCGGTCAGCCACGAGAGCGAGTCGGTTACGCCAGTACGGACCAGTCGCCCACCAGATCGCTCCGCGATGCTCACGGTCAGACAGGCCGAGGCGCTTCGCGGCGTCATGCTCGGCGGCGGTGTAGCGGCGAGGACTCACGCGTCCGTCGTCGATCGGTGCCGACCGCAGGATGGGGCGGGTCATCGCGCACCGCCTTCGGCAAGCCGCTCGACGTATGCCCGGAGCGCAGGGCTGTCGAACCCCTCCTGCTCAGCCACGTCGGCCTCTCCGGGCAGAAGGGTGTCATCGTCCATTCGACGCACTTCGGCGTCGAGAACTGAGACATCCTGCCGGTCCAATAGTTCGATGGCGGCGACCAGCAGGGACGCGGCCTTGACGAGGTGAGACCGGACGGGGGCCGTATTTCCACGACTCTGTACGAGGTGTTTTTCGGCTAGCAGCACGAGATTCCACGGCCCGTGCTCCGCGTCGTGCTCGGCGGTCCATCCGCGCGACTCGTGGGTCATGCGCTCCAACGCCACGTCCTTGACCGCCTCGGTGATGCCGTACTGCTCAAGCGTCGCCATGACCGTGGCCTCGAAGGTGGGCTGCACCCGCTGGAGCTCAGGCTCGGCGTCGGGACGGTCGTAGGTGACCGTCACGCGGCCAGCGTGCAGCGACGGGTCACCATCCAGCCGGACAGTGATGTACGTCCCCGGCGCCTTGTCGCGCTCGGTGCAGCACTGGCAGCAGTAGTCGCCCGTCGGGTCGCCCTGATCATCAGAGCAGGTCTGGCACTGCAGCGCGGCGCCGGCTCGCAAGAATTCGAGTCCGGAGACGATGCCCGAATACTGCTCGGCGGCTGTGATGATCTGGTCGGCCATCACCACTCCCCGATCCGCTCAGCCAGCCGCAGCAGGCCACCAGAGGCCAGCCAGCCCCACGACACGCCAACCAGCGCCGCCACCACGATCAGGACCGCCCACCACAGCGCGAAACCCAGACCACGCGCGGACGGCTCCATGTGCACTACCTGCCGGTCGTGAGACCAGCGCTGCGTCTGAGGTCTACTCACGACGCACACCTCCTCCAAAGAGCGAATGTGAGAAGCGGGGGTCGGCCCGCACTGCCCCTCCGGTAGCGGCGGGCCGACCCCAGGAAGCCCGGCACCCCCGGGCGTTGCGAGCGCTAGTCGGCGACTCGCCGCCATTCGCCGGCCCATTCCTGCTGCCGGCGAACCTCGTAGCTGCCGGGCCCGATGCCCATCGCCCCGTGCTCCTCGGAGTGGATCAGGTACGCCTCACCGCCCTCCGGCACGGACAGGTAGCCCTGCACCAGCGCGGTCGCGGCGTCCGGCGCCGGCAGCCAGGTGCCGTCACCGTGCAGGCAGTGGGTGTTCGACCCGGCCTCGGACCGGACCACCTCCACGCCCTTCCCGAGCGGCTTGCCGCCCTCGCGCAGATGGGTCGGCACGATCAGCACATCGCCCTGCCGCTGCGCCCCCGACAGCACGGGGATCTCCAGCTCCGGGTACTCGACCGCCAAGTCTGAGTAGCCGTGGGCGATGAGGATCTGCGAGTTGGTCTGCATGATGGGTTTCCTTCCTGTTGGATCAGCAAGCTCGGGCGAGCTGCCGGTAGGTGTGAGCAGGCACGTTGAAGAGTTCGGCGGCCGCGGCGACCGGGTCTGTGTGGTGACCGGGGACCGGCAGGCCGAACCGGCGCCGGTGGCCGCCCTTGTCGAGCGACGCGTTGGAGACGAGCAAGATCCGGGCGTCCGCGTCGTACAGGCCGGCCAGCGTGTCCAGGTCGTACAGGGCCAGGACCTGGCTCGGATTGCCCGGATCGTCCGCGGTCGCGACGAGCCGCATCCGGTCGGTGACGGTGTCCCAGCCGAGCCGCTCGATCGCGCACCGGCGCACCTCGGAGTTCTTCTCGGCCAGTGCGCGAGCCACGTCCCAGCCGTAGAAGTCGGGCGGCACGGTGGTGCCGTGCCAGGTGTTGAATCGCCAGCCGTCCGCCCACGAGGCGGCCGGGCCAGTGTCGCTGTGGCTGCGGCCCAGCGGGTCGCGGCTGATCTGCACCGGACGATCCGAGACGGCCACCACGCACCGATCGCCGGCCCGGTACCAGAACTGCGGGCCGGCCGCCGCGAGCCTCACATCTGCGTCGTGCCGGTCCCACAGATCGCCGGCCAGCTCGAGGTGACCGACAGTCCGGAACCACTGAATCCACGCGTAGTCGCCAGCCCAGAGATTGCCGCCCCGGAACGAACTCCACACCTCGCGAGCGGCGCGACGAAGGCCGGCCAGGATCGGCCCATGCATCTGCTCGGGATACTGGGCAAGGATCTCCCGGGCACCGTCCCCGACACCGGCCCAGACACCGGCCCCGACACCGTCCCAGACACCGTCCCGGACACCGTCCCCGACACCGGCCCCGACACCGTCCCAGACACCGTCCCGGACACCGTCCCCGACACCGGCCCAGGCACCGGCCCAGACACCGGCCCCGACACCGTCCCAGACACCGTCCCGGACACCGTCCCCGACACCGGCCCAGGCACCGGCCCGGACACCGTCCCGGACACCGTCCCCGACACCGTCCCCGACACCGTCCCCGACACCGGCCCAGACACCGGCCCGGACACCGTCCCCGACACCGGCCCAGACACGGTCCCCGA